TAACTGGAATCAGCAACTGGTGGTTGACCAATGGTAACGCAAGTATCTCATTGGGTAATGTTATTATTGTCAATGACCCGCTTGCGTCAAATGCCAACGTACACAGCCCAACAACTGGTAACGTTGTTAGCACATTGCCAATGGCTAATGTTAGAACAGATTATGCTAGTATGTTTAGTAACACCAGCACATTCATTAACATTCCTATCAACATTCCACCAAATGTAAACTTTAATACTGCTAGAGTTGTAGTAGTTAATCAAACTGCTAACGTAAACGCAACGCCATTGTATTATACACAAGGTCCTAGTGATGCTAACAGTTACTTTGAACCTAACACAACATTTAACTTTGGTATCAACACATTTGAATTTGACCGTGATACTGCATTCCGCATGGATGTAGACATGTTTGATAGTGTTAGTGGTGTTAGCAGTTTAACATTTACAACTGGCACATTCCAAGTTGGTGCTGTTGCTCCCAGCAACGTTATTACTGCACCTATCATGGCGCCTGGTGCTGCTGGTGTAAACTTTATTGAAGTGCAACCATTTACAAACCTAAGCAATGCTAATATTACACCTGTGGCAAATGTTGTACAAGGTGATATAAGTTCATTTACCACTGTGCCAATTTTCTTATACAGTTATCCAACTGCAACTGTGAGTGGTAATTTAGATCTTTGGTTAACTAATCCTGCAAATGCTAATATTAACACAGTATTCAGTGACACAGATAGTAGATATGTAGGTAAGTATGGTACATTAACAACCTGTGACTTTACAGGTACAATTACAACTGCTACAGTATCTACATATTATAGTTATATTTTAGGTGTTGATTATCCGGGTAATATTGCTAATACAGTAAGTCTTGTTGCCAACGTTGATTATGTTATGGATGCTAATGATATTATTACAAATAATATTGCTCCTACAACACCTATTCTTATACCTGGCGGTAATGTAGCAGCAGGTAATTCTTATACTACGCTAACATATTTTTCTAGCTTTACAAGATACTTCCAAGATGCTACTGCTCCTGCAATTTTAAGTTTCCCATTTGATATCTATCCAACTGCAAAACTTTTCCAAGTATACAGTGAAGGTGCTACAACTGTACAGAACTTCTTAAATGGTAAAAGAGGATTTACTACATTCTTTAACGTAAATGCAGTAAACAAAGGTTACTTTGAAGCAGCCAATGTTCAATTATACCCAATATAAACATAAGGTAAAAACATGAATATAAATCCTAACGCAATACAGAAATTTGCAAACATAAAACGTACATCATTTATTTTAAATGTTGATGAAGTTAGAAATCATAGAAACAAATTATTAAAATTAAGTGACTGGACTCAAATGCCAGACAGTCCACTGTCACCGGAAAAGAAACAAGAATGGGCTGTGTATAGACAAGCATTACGTGATATGTTAAACAGTGCTATAGATCCAGCTAGTGTAGTTTGGCCTCAAGAGCCTTAAGGAGCAACCATGGTAAACAGAGTTTTTGGTTTTAGTGAAGTAGATGAAATTGCAGGCGGTTCACCTTTTCCAGGTAGAACTGTTGCTATCTCACGCACACTAAACAACAGCACTGTGGTTACATTTAATGTGACCAGTAACTTGCCTAATACCACAATGAGATATAATATTGTGGGTGCAAGTAACACTGACTTTGTTGATGGTATAGTTACATCATTGTTTACCACTGATAGCACAGGCAATGCAAGTTTTAGTAAAACATTGGTTACAATTAGTGGTAATGAATCTAATTTAAGTTTTTATTCTAATGTTGTAAGTCAAAATAATTTATTCTTAGCACAATCTTCAAACGTTAATATTATTAATATTTTACCAATTACTGCTACTGGTGGTACGGTTACCTATTCAAATGGTTATAAGGTACATACTTTCTATGGTAATGGTAATTTTGCAGTTAGTGCAATTAATGCCAATACCAATGCCACAGTTTATGTTCAAATGGTAGGCGGTGGTGGTGCAGGTGGCCTAGGTTATGCTAATGTTCTTACAATTACATCAACAACACCAACACAATTGCGTAAAATAGATAGTTATCCAGGTGGAGGTGGAGGTGGAGGTAATGTTATACAATCAAATATTACTGTAAATGATTTTACTGTAACTACATATCCTGTTGTAATTGGAGCAGGAGGTAATGGGGCCATTGCAGCCAGCAATATGAGTCTAAGAGCAGGCAGCAATACCACATTCAAAGGTTATACTGCAACAGGTGGCGGTCCCGGTGGATCATATAATGTGTCAGCACCTGATGGTTACTTTACCGGAGGTGGTGGTGGTGCGCTATTTACAGGTGCAAATACAATTGGTGCATTCCATACCACAAGTAATACCACACCAGTTGGTGCCGCATTATACAGTACGTGGTATAATCCAAGCGTAGGTATCAATGGTATTCTTTATTATAAATCAGAAGCAAATGTTTATACAACTTGGAATGACGCAGAAGGTTTACCAAGATTAAATGCTAATGTGTTTAACCAACAAGGTATGAGAATTGCTAATGAAGGTGGTGATGGCACAGGCTATGATGGTGCTAATGCAATCATTGGTTCAATATTGTTACCAAATGTAAATTATGAAAATGGAATTGGCGCAGGTGGTGGTGGTGCTGGTGCATTAGGCAATGGTTATAATCCTACAGGTAAATGGGTTATTGATGGTGGATTTAATGCTGCTAATGTTATTGCTGGTAATGGTGGTTTTGGTGTAACAGTTTGGGGAGATAATCCAACTACAACATCTACTGCTAATACAACTGTTCAATATAGAAGAGACTTTGGATTAGGGTCACCTTATATTAGCATGTTAGGTGCTGGCGGTGGCGGCGGCCAAGGCTATTATGAAGTAAGTGGCGGTGATGATGGCACAGCTGGAGGCGGTTTAACATTAGCAAGAACTACATATTTGGGTGGTGCTGCACCAAATAATACAGGTGGTGGTGGTAATGGTGCTAGTCCTGGTTGGGATGGCAGAGCTGCAAATCCATTTGCAGATAGTTATACAGTTGCTGGTGGTTATGGTGGCAGTGGTGTAGTAAAAATTGCATATATCAACACATACCGTGAATTTTCCGTCTAAGTACAATATAAAAATTAAGAATAAGGTAAATATAAGATAACGCTTGTATTGCCTCAGTAATACAAGAAGCCCTTCAGGAGACGCAGATGTCAGGACGTTTATTAGATTTCAGTCAGTTTTTAGGTGGAGCAGATGACACTAAAGTCATTGAAATGTTCCCTAGAGACCGCAAAGCATTTACATATAACTTTGGTACAGATGTAAGCACATTTACATTTACTGGTGATTACCAAACAATATTACTAGATACAGTTACCTATGACCGTATCACAGGTTTACCAAACTTTACGGATACAACTGTAATTGGTTATTTTACAAATACTGCTAACCTAACAGTGGGCAGTGGTAACTTTGATATCAGTAATACAGCAGCAGCTTCAGGTTTAGTTAAACTAACAATTCCAGAGAACCGCTACACTGGTAACATTATTCCAAATGCTAGAAATTATGTTCCTTGCACTGTGTTAAGTTTTGAATGGCAAGACAATTCAACACCTCCACAAAAACAACGTCACCGTTATTGCATTTTAGAACGCTTTGATCCTACTGTAGGTAAAGTTCCTGGTGATCCTAGAAATGAAGCTAACTTTGTAACATTGTCAGTATCTTAAGGGGAAACATAAAATGGCAAACATTAATGTAACCTTTACTGAAAATACAATTACAGTAGATGAAACTACTAGTAACGTAACTGTTACTGAAACAGTTAGTAATATAATTGTTTCAGGTTCTTCTATTGCCAGCAATGCTGATATCCGTGCTGCAATCAGTGCAACAAGCCCAATTACATATAATAGCACAACAGGTGTTATTGGCGCTGATGCTAATGCACTATTTACTGGTAAGACCACAGATGATCTACCAGAAGGCAATACAAATCTATACTTTGAAGATAGCAGAGCAGTAGTTGCTGTTTACAATGGCAACGTTCAAGTAAAACGTTTTGCTGAAACAAGAGTTGACAATGGTAACGTAAGCGGTGCAGTTACATTCAATGTTGCACAAGGTACAATTCACAGTGCAAAGTTAGTGGGCAATGTAAGTGGTATTACATTAGCAAATATCTATGCAGGTGGTAGTGCTACACTAATTCTACAACAAGATGAAGTTGGTGGTCATACTTTAAGCACCAACACAATGACCAGTTGGAAATTTGTTAATACTAACAGCACCTTAGACAGCACTGCTAATGCTTACAATATTTTATCAGTAGTGTATGATGGTACAACCTATCTTGCAAGTATGGTTGACTTTGGTACTGCTGTATCCGGCACAATTACAATTAATGGTGTATCAATTCCTTTAGGTGGTAGTGGTAATCTAACAACTACAAATATTCCTGAAGGTGCAAATTTATATTACACAAATGCTAGAGTACTAGCATACGTAACAGATTCTGGTTTAGACTTCAATGCAGAAAAAGTTGATGACCGTGTTGCAAACCTGTTGCAAACATCTGGTAATTTAACATTTACCTACAATGATGCTGCAAATACTCTAACACTAAGTCAAAGCCTAACTACAACAGATATTACTGAAGGTGCAAATTTATATTACACCACAGGCCGTGCAAACACTGCAATTGCTGCATACACAGCAGCAAATCCAATTACTGTTGGTGGCAATTTAACTGTTAATGGTAATATCAATGCAACTGGTAATATCAATTACCAAAACGTTACTGATCTTTATGTAACAGATCAAAAGATCACACTAAACAGTAATGCTGCAACAAATGCCAACGTTGAAGTAATTGCATTTAGGCCCACTGCAACTGATACTAAACTAAGATGGAATGAACAAGCCACACGTTGGCAATTTACCAATGATGGTTCAACTTATTATAACTTGCCAACCAGCACATCTGATGTAGCAGAAGGCACAAACTTATATTATACCAATGCTAGAGTAACTTCATTACTAAGCAGTGGTAATGTAACATCAAATGTCCAAACAGGTGGTGTACTTAAGGTTTGGAATAGCAGTATACCTGCCAATAGTTGGATTGAAACACGCTATATTTTAGCTTATGATAATACTTTAAAGATTACAGGTGCACAAAATGGTGGATCTGCAAATATAAATCTTGACGTAATTGGTAATATTAATTTAAGTGATGCTACCACTGGTGGAGCTGCAAAATATAGTAACTTTAAAAACGGCCAAATAAATCATACCTATTATAGTAATGATTCTATATTCTATGGTGGTTTACCAGGTATTAGAGTTATAGATAATCTATATAACAATAATGTTTATGAATACACAGGTGGTCAAAGTGGATCATGGTTTGCTGTTAGAGGTAACTTAATTGTTGATTCTAATACATCAACAATTACTGGTGTAACAGGTGATGGCGTACAAATTAATGCTAATGGTACTGTAGTTGCCAGTGGCAACATCACAGGCAGCTATCTATTAGGTAATGGTAGTGCAATTACAGGCCTAACAACAACACAAGTTAGTGAAGGCACTAACTTATACTTTACTGCTGCAAGAGCACGTGGTAACATCAGTGCAGCAGAAAACATTACTTACAATAGTACAACTGGTGTAATTGGCATGGCTAACACCTTAGCTAATGTAAACAGTATCAGCACAGAGTCAGGGCAAGATCTAGTATTAACATCAGAAGATCCAGTTAGAATTAGAGCACGTCACAGAAATGGCACACTAGCAGATAGTTCAAACATTGCTGGTGAAGGTTTTGCACTAACAAATGGTAGTAATTTCTTTGATGTGCCATTAATAAGTTATAGCGGCTTAGGTGAATTAAAGACTGTGGTATTTGACGGCACAACCACAGCAGGCAGCAATGTTATTACTGGTGTTGCTAATGTCAGTGACCTACAAGGCAATCCATTAACAATAGGTAATATTTTACCAGAATATGCTTTCTGTGATTTCCCATTACAACCACAAGCAAGTGTGTTCCCAGGTGGAACTTATGTTGTAAGTGTAAGTGGATCTAATGTTTATATGAGTGCCAATGCACTGCTTAGTGAAACATTAGTTTATGACAATGGTGATCCGTATGCAAGTTTTGGTTCATTATCACCTGCTATGCGTGATACTACAACCAACTTGCAAATTGTTCTAGAAACTGATTTTGATGATGGCGGTGCTAATGCACAGTTGATTACCTTCAACTTCATAGTCGATCCAAAGACACGCTATGGTTATGGTAGTAGTGGTCCAATAACCACAGACTTTACCTATGCAATTGGCACTGCTAGTGATTATGCTATTGATACCAATGTAATGGATCAATTCTTAGTTGGTAGAACTAACTTTAGTGCAGATAGAACTGTAGGCAATTTCCGCAGAGGTTTAACTGTTGGTGATGCTGACTTAAGTAACCGCGGTGAAAATGATGGTATCCAAACCTTTGGTTTAAACATTGTATGGGATGGCACTCAAGATCCAGTTACGGATTATGGCACTAATGGATTGTTCCCACAGATATTATTGAAACAATACACTACAGGAACATTCCAAGCAACAACTGGACAATTAACTACTAGTGGACCACGCTTATTGTTTATTGGTGCTAATGGTGATAACACACTAGATCCATTAACTACATATGCTAGAGCAAATCAAGAGATTGGCCGTATTGGTTGGTTATCAAGCACCAGTCAAACAGTTTCTCCATCTAGCGTATCACCACCAGCATTTATAAGTGTTGTTTCAAACAAAGATCAGACAACTTCTACTCCAAATGATGTTGGTATGTATTTGGTTACTTCAGCAAATCCAAATAATGCTAATAGAACATTGTGGGCAGCACAGCATAAAGCAAATACAATTATCAGTGCAGGCAGCAGAAGCAACAATACCAGCGGTGATATTTATTTTGCTCCTGCACGTCAAATAAGTGGCGGTAATGCTGTATTACTAGCAGAAAGAATTACTGATAGCGCACAAGGTTCACCACATTGGGCTAAGATTGGTTATGACAATCCTGCATCAAATACTGGTGCTAAAGTAAGCATAACTAATGGTTTTAACACTGCCAGCGCACGTAATGGTAATATTACACTATCATTAGATCGTAATAACAATGGTGTAGGTTTTGGTGATAAGGAATGGGCATTTAAACTACGCAGTGGTCAAAATGATCTAGTTCTCACAGAAGATGATGTTATTAGAACAACATTTGCAGCAGGCGGTAACGTTGACATCACAGGCAACATTAACCTAACCGGACGCTTACTTGGTTATGACCGTGTATATGGTGAGTTTGCTTATACCGCGGGCAACATTGTGCCAGTGGCAGCAGATACAATTTACACGTTCCCGCTAGATACAACATTGATCAACAGTGACGTAGTTGCTAACAACACTTCACGCATCAACATTACCAAACCTGGTTTCTACAAGTTATTCACCAGCATCCAAATTAAGAATAGTGACAATAGTGCTGATCATATCATGCGTTTCTGGTTGCGTAAGAATGGAGCAGATGTTGCTAACAGTGCAACATTGATTACACCATTAAAACTACAAGAACAAGTGGTTTCAATGCACTGGATGGTTGAAAGTGATGGTGATGACTATTGGGAAATTGCTTACTATGTAAACAATGTGAATGTTACATTCCCTAACTATGCTGCAATTACCAGTCCTGTAACTGCACCATCAGCACCACCAATCATTATAAATGTCATTCCAGTAGGAGCATAACATGCCAGTAAAAAGAGTAACCGGTGGATATAAGTGGGGGTCAAGTGGTAAGACCTACCCCACTAAGAAACAAGCTGAAGCACAGGGCCGCGCAGTATATGCTAGCGGCTACAAACCAAAGGATAAAAAGAAATGAAAAAATACGGAAAACCAAAACCAAAGCCAAGACCACGTCCTAAGAAGTATTAAGGATCTGCCATGACACTTATTGAAAAACTTACAATGCAGTTGTCTGAAGAACAACGTGAACAATTTTTTGACTTAATTGAACAATTTCCAAATGTTCCTCCTATCACGCTGTTTAGACGTGTGCTAAGTCAAGCAGAGAACGTGGAGTAAAAACATGCCACGTCCTCAACCACAACGCCTAAGTGTAGAGCATCAAATACAAATTCATGAACTGCACAGTGAAATCAAAGTGATCAAAGACAATCACCTAGCACATCTTGCTGCAGATATTGATGCACTAAGCCTAGAACTCAAAGATACCAAAGATGTATTTGACAAACGCTTTGATAAATTAGATGAGCGTCTTTGGGTTGTAATTGGACTAGTAATTACCACATTGGTTGGTATTGTTGTCAGCGGAATAATGTAATGCCTGTACCACCAAAAAACGTGCAAGAAGCTGCACGTAAAGCACTAGATGCACGTGAGAATGTGCCACCCAGCCGCAAAGCCGGTACATTGGTTGGACTAGCACGTGCTAATCAATTGGCAAATGGTGATAATGTCAGTGAATCAACACTGTTGCGTATGCACAGTTATCTAACCAGAGCTAAAGCAGATTATGATGCTGCTAAAGCAAAAGGTTTGGACTTAGAGTCAAGCAAAGCCATTCAAGCATACTATCTGTGGGGTGGTCCAAGTGCATTAGCTTGGGTACGGCGTGAACTAGGCAAGTAAATTTTAAAACCTAAAAAGAAACCCCAGTATTGCTACTGGGGTTTTTTATTGAGCAAATAATTTTTGAGGAAAATTATGAGGTGTAGCAGTTGAGAACTGAGCGTTCTTTCTATATGGATGGAGGCCACGGAAAGAATTGTATATGCTTATAATACGTCTGGAGAACAATTACTATGCAACTAAGTTTGGCAACATTAGTCTAGGATGTTCTCAACTGCTACATATATATTTAGCATAAACACGCAAAAATAGCCTGTTTTACGGTGTTTTTTTAGCTTGCGTTATAAATAATAGTGGAGAGCAAATATGGAGAATACTATGCCTAACCCACTTATTACAATTGAAACTTCAGAACATTTTTTTTGCGGACAAAACCGCGGAATTAATGTTAATAATAATATAGTAAAAGAGAAACATTTAACATTAGTTCCGCGGTCTGACAGCCCACATGAAACTAATGTAAACCAATTGGCTACGCCAACTCCGTTGGCATCTGATCTTTTAGATCATAAAGTCTCAAGTAGAGAGAAAAAGGAATGGACGCCCGCTGAGCGCCGTCAATTTGTAGAAAATAAGATTTTAGAAGCAGTAGGACGCCTCCTTGACGCACCAAAAGAAATTTACCACATTAGCATTAGTGTATACCACCAAAAAGCATCTAAACCAGAGCGTTTAACAGTTAATGTAGACTTTATATTTGATGAGGGTACCAAACCATTTAAGACCAGTGCAGATTGTGTAAGCCGCAGCCGCATGAGAGAAATTACTAGTAACACTGAGGAATGGGGTGGTTATGATTATGCTAAAGCACAGCTTAAAGAACATGACAACTTTGTGGCTTTTGCTGGTAAACTCAAAAATAGAAAGCAACACAAAGCACTTATCCCACAGCGCATTATTCCTAAAACAGCAGTAATTATCAAGCCCAAAGGTCAGCGTTTGGTTGCAGAAATTATAATTGACAGTACAATATACACAGTGGATCTACATGCAGAACAGCATCCAAAAAGCATGAAGTTTTTTCAACTCAGAGGCAGCATTCAAACAGTTAACCAAACGGAATGGAAGGTATGAAATTAAAGAAAGCACCACATATATCACGTAAAGGTAAGAGCAAACGTGAAATATATCTTGCTTTAGAAAACTTGCGTAAACAAGGTTATGATATTCCGCCTCCACCAAAAAAACCAGCACAAGTTAAGAAATCTACACCACTACAGCAAAAACATGCAGGACATCACTGGATATTAGAGCGTGGTAGTTGGGGTCCTCATAGAGCTAAACATATATGTAGAGATTGTGATGGTGCCTTTATTCAATGGGTGAAAGCACAAAAATAATAAATATTATTGTCAAAGAAACTGCCATTTCTAGACATCCTAAAAAGATAATATAATTAAGATACAGCTCATAAGTTGCCCCTATATCAGTAAAATGGTATAGGGGCTTTTTTTATCTGTAAATATTGAGCATGAACTCATTACAACAACAATCACTTAAAAAATTAAATCTAATTATCATAGGTAATGGTGGTGAATTACGCAGTGTACGCTTATTCAACATACGTGATTTGATATTCAAAGACTCACTCACAAAAGCTGATGAACTGATATTACAGCACTTTATTGACAGTGATAGACGTACCATTGAACAAACCACATACATAGCTAATACCGCAGTATATCCCTCAAGTTGGGGTCATACTACCACACAATTACGCAAAAAAAAGTAATTTGGGATAAATATCAATGCTAACAGAGGTTTAACTAACCACTGACATACACGTAATTGTGAGAGAGCATGAGCAAAGAAAATCCTACCACCCCCAAGAGGGACACTACCAAACCACGCAAAACAGGTACTAAAACTGTTGAGGGCGTAGTTGTGGGCCGTGATAAACACGTTATAGAACCACAAGAAGTATTCAAACTAGCACAGATTGGCTGCAAGGACATTGAAATTGCAGACTGGTTTGGTATTGACGGTAACACACTGCGCTATAACTTTAGCGTTGAACTCACAAAAGGACGTGAGGCTTTAAAACAAAGTCTACGCCGCGCTCAGCTTCAAGTTGCACTAGGGGGAAATCCCACAATGCTAATTTGGTTAGGCAAACAGTACTTGGGTCAAAGTGAAAGCCCCATAGACACTGAAAGCACGCAGATCCTACCATGGGTAGAATCAAACTTTAACAGAGAAGAAAATGAAGACTAAAGAGATGCGTAAGACCTGGGCCTAAAACAGCTACGGAGGCACGTTGCATTGTGTCACGTATATTGATTATAGTATCCTGTTTTAGTGTCCCGGGCGGCTTTATCTAGGAGATATGAAGATATGAAGTTTAAAGAAACATTAAGTAAACTCAATGAAGACTCAACACATTTCACAATGGGTCTAAACACTTTCAGCTTGTGGAGCACAGTTATGCTGTGGGCTCACTTTGCTGGACATCTAACTTGGTGGGCATTACCACTCACAGTAATTGCAGGCCTAATTGGCTTTGGCAATGAAATCCAAGAACGTAAAACTAATAAGAACACTATTACGCTTAAATGAAGTTAACTGAACCACAGCAGCGTATCAGTGACAGCACAGTAAGATTTAAATGTGTTAGTGCTGGAAGAAGATTTGGGAAGAGCTATCTTAGTATCAATGAGATGGCTAAATTTGCACGTTTTCCAAATAGACGTATTTTAGCAGTAGCACCCACATACAAGCAGGTTAAAAATGTACTGTGGGATGACCTCAAATCCATGCTAATTGAACGCCGCTGGGTTAAGAAAATCAATGAAACTGATCTTACTGTAACATTAATCAATGGCAGTAAGATAACACTGCGTAGTGCTGATAACTTTGATGCACTGCGTGGTGGCAAGTATGACTTCATTGTAATGGATGAATGTGCAGACATTGACAAAGCAGCATGGCATATGGTATTGCGTCCTACTCTCAGTGACAGAGGTGGTCACGCACTGTTCATTGGTACACCCAAAGGCATGGGCAATTGGTTCTTTGACCTATGGAACAATGCTAAAACTCTAGAGGATTGGCAGAGTTGGCAGTACACCACACTGGATGGTGGTAATGTTCCTCAAGAAGAAATTGAAGCTGCTAAACGTGACATGGGTCAACGTGAATTTGAACAAGAATATCTAGCACAATTTGTTAACTACGCAGGTGTTATATTTTATGCATATACTGAAGAAAACATTGAAACACATCCAGGTATTGAAGATTACACGCCCTTACACATTGGCTGTGACTTCAACACCAGTCCCATTAGTGCTGCAATTGCCACACGCACTGAAAAAGGATTACACTTCTTTGATGAAATAGCAATCTACAGTTCAAACACCAATGAGCTGTGTGAGGAAATTAGATTGCGCTATGGCTTTAACCGCCAAATTTATGTTTATCCAGATGCCACAGGCAAAAGACTAAACACCAACAGCAATGGCATCAGTGACCATATTATTCTGCACAATGCTGGATTCAAAGTAGTTACAGATGCAGCCAATCCACCAGTAGCAGATGCTATTGCCAGTGTGAACGGACTATTGTGTAACAGCAGTGGTGATAGACGTTTGCTGATAGATCCCAAATGCAAAGGTATCAGAGAAACCATGGTCAAATGGACCTACAAGGAAGGCACACGCCAACCTGACAAAGACAGTGGGTATGACCATATGGCAGACGCTGTACGCTATGTTACGCACAAGTTATTCCCAATGCAAATGAACGTAAAAGCCAGCGCATTACCCAGTGTAAGAGGCGCTGGCCGGTTACGCTAATCTTACTCTACTGAGTCCTCATCATCAAGCTGTGACTTCATTAGGTTGCTCACATATTGACGGATGCGTGTTAGTGTTACAGTATTATTGTAGCTGGGCTTCATTGCAGGACTGTCACGGAAAGCCTTGACAATACCAATTGCTACGCTTTCTGCTTCACGGTTGTGCATGTTGCCACCAAGTTGTTTAAACTGTAGTTTGCTTTGGCTTACTGTACCAGCAAGGTTCTTAAAATACTGACGCAATGCCTTGCTAAGACCATTACGCATCATTTCAGGATAAGCCATATACACAATAACCAAACCTGGCAATAGATCTTTGCGGATTTGATCATCATTCCAACCAGCTTCCACAATGGTATCACGTGCATAGCGCACAATGCTTTCATCACCATTGGCAAGACGTAGAGCATGACGCACACTGCGTTCTGCACAAGTAGGATAATTGTGCTTTTCTAAAATGCTTACACGTGGAACCCAATAGTCATCAGCACCTTGAATACGCATACCCAAGCGCAACAGCAAATCAGCAAATGCTACTGCATCTGGTTCACCTGTTTCATAGGCATTGATAAACAATTCACCAGCTTGTAGACTGCGGTTACTGGTCTTTTGTGTGTATACAAAGTAGTGTGCGGCAGTTTTAGGACTTAGGTCAACAACCCAACAGTTTAGTTCATTTACACCTGCTGCCTGTGCTAGTGCTAGGCGTCCGCAACCATCCCAAACATAATTTTGACCTGTAATGGGATCACGTGCTACTTGGATGATACCAGCCGCAACTGTATCAAAGCCACCACTTAGTTTAAGTGCTTTCTTAATCCAAGCAGTCTTTGCGTTACGCTGACTTTCTAGGGGAATAAGGTCTTGTGTGGCAATAACTTCATGTCTGCCTGTGGTGCCTTTTACCACACGTGCTAGATTGTTTTTATCTAGATATTCTGTGAGATCAACTACGTCACCTTTTACTTTGTCATGATATGCAGGTGTGTTGATAATTGAATAGGGAATTTCCCTGTATTGTTCAGTTAGTTTCATTTTTTACCTCTGGCTATTCAGCCGTTTGTGTTATGGACGTACAGTCCTAGTATGTGCTACACCATGTAGCGCATTAGTTTAATATAATAGGGATCAACAGTTTTGTCAACCCCTATTATTATAATTTTTTATGCAGCCTTTTTAGTTAGACCACGCATACGGCAAATTTTATGCATCATGTTTTCTAGTTTGGCTAAATTTGCACCATGCCACCAAAGATCTTCAAAGCTAGCACCTAGTTCAATATGTGGTTGAATAGTGTCTGCGTTTTGGTGACCATCTTTAATCCATAGTTGGAAAAAAGGAGTATATTTTTTGTTTAGGGAGTCATAACCTGTTTGGCCAAATTCTTTTACGTAGTAAAGGCCATATGGCTTACCATTACGTGCAATTACACGTTCTGGTGTTAAACCATAGCTGTCACAGAATTGTGTGAACCACTGAATTGCAGTTGCGTCTGTGCTAAAAACTTGCTTATATTTTTCAACGCTGTCAATATCTGCAACAGTTTGATCAATTAGTGTTTTCAATTGATCTGACGTCATTTGACCTAGTAGACGTGATACTGTGTTGATTTGTGTTTTGGTGTATTCCATTTTACTGTCCTCTGGCTATTCAGCCGTTTAGTGTTTAATAGCAATTGCTATAGTATTAATATAGCATCTATTAAACATTTGTCAACACCTAAATGCAAATTAATTTTGGATAGGCGTTCTAGTTAGCAGAGTACATTGACGTTTGCGTTCTATAGGACAGGGACTGTGAATTTTATATTCTTGTTTATACCAAACACCATCCACTTGAATTAGAGCAGGTTTGGTATTGAGCATGTTACGCTCATGCTCACGTTGACGTTGATTGTTTTCAATTAATGCGCCAACTGCAATAGCACCAACTAGAGCTGCCACAGTCTTATCACTGACATTATTGTAGTTTCTACTGTAATGAGGATTCCAACCACCATTATAGTATCCATTGTGTGCCATACAGCCGCTTGTGGTTGCGGCTAGTGCTAGTGCTAATACGGCTTTACGCATTATATTCTCCAAAAATATTGCTACAGTTATATATTAACATCTATCCAATTTTTGTCAACCATAAAAAACCCCCCTAGCTGTTACACTAGAGGGGCAGGTCTTAATAATAAGTAGAAACGCAATCATAGCCCACATTAAAAACTATAACTGCGGTCTGCAATGCTACATGCATTGCCTACATTATTAATTATACAGTCTTTTGTGAATTTGTCAAGCCTTTTTGGCTCACAAAATCATTTAATTTTTCTGCGTGAACTATTACATCATCTGCACCAGGCATTAGTTCTGGTTTGGTCTGCTGTGCTTTGAGAATATCAAAAGCAAGTTTAAGCAATTCTAATCTTATTTCATACGGGGTCATAGCACTTATTTATAGTGCTAGGGCTCTATTGGAGGTTTGGGTATGCTGGCCTGTACCTTATTCCAAAACTGAATAAACATTGCTGCTTCTGTATTGCTGAGTATTTCAAATGCACGTTCAGTATCTGATAAGCTATCCCAATAACGTTTGAAGTCACCAGGACGCTCATCACTTACTACATTTCCTTCCGCATCAAACGGTGAATATTGTTTTGCTGTCATCTGTAGTAGTAATTGACGTCTGGCCTGCCTGTAAAGCTGCCTTTGCTTTGTTGAGTAGTTTGTTGGGATCATACTTTACACCTTTGCGTGCTTGGTTGCGTTTGGTGCGCTTCTTTTGTAGAATTGCTTGACGGTTCTTATTTGTTTTCTTCATGTTCTATATCCTCAATTTTAACTTTGGCGTTGAATGCGCCTGTTTTCATGCCATAATACTTAACAGTGAGTTCTGCATCTGCTTGATCTTTACAGGGCCAACCACGTTGAACTGTAAATGGTTTACCTGTCTTTGGATCCATATATTCTAACTCACATAATACTATTTTTTGTTTTGTCATCTTGTTTCTCAGGTTTTGGTTTCTTAAAAATTTTATCCCAGTTATCTTCAAACTGTTTGCGGTCTGGTATAGGACGTGGCTTACTGCCCTTGCCTCCACTCCAAGGTCCATTATTCATGTTTAGATCTCCAATCATCTACAATGCTGACCACACGCTTGCAGTGTGCAATGTGATGTTCAATGTCTGGAATATGTGTTAACATGATATTGCGTGTAGAAAGTTCCAGTGATTCCCAAGCTGCAACATTTTCTCTAGATTCATTTTCTAATTCCAAAGATAGATCTAATAGTTTTGGTGTGATTTCAGTCATTGTTGTCATCATCTTTTTTGTCTTTGCGGAAGATTGCATCAAAATTGTCTTTGTATGCTTGGCTAGGAGTCCAACCACCAGTACTGGTTGTGCTAGTACCACTGAAGCCCTCACTCTTTTCTCTCATGCCGCGTAAGAATGGATTATTGTTAATAATCTTTTCATTCTTTACCCATTGTTTACTGCCCTTGTCAGGTGTGCGTCCTTTAAATGCCATCTATGCTTGCTCCTGCAGGCACATAGCCTGCTTGTATAATTTCTGTTCTAGTACCTGGTTGAGTATAATCAGCTAGATATTCCTGCAGGTATTCTATACATTCACTAATGTCTTTACCACAGAAAGGTTTAGTGTAAGCCTTCTTTTCAGGTTCACAGATCATAACCCATATTTTTGTAATCTGCATAATATTACTTTTTATCAAGTTCTGCTAGTTTAGCCTGTGCTTCTTCTAGTGTGAAGAAAGTGCTTTTAAGTGTGAACTTCCAACTACCACCATCAAGCCAATGTGTTTGAGTGTCATTGGTAATTTTCTTAAAGTTCCAACGTGATCTAGTCATATTGCTTTCATAGTACACATTACCATGTGCTTGTTCTCTGCAAGCAACAGTGATAGGA